TCTGTGCATCGTCCCCTAGGCGGGTTGATACGGTATTTAGTCCTAGTCGTAAAGCAATAATAACCCAAATTAAAATAAAAGCAATAAAAAAAACCCCACTTTTTAGGGTGGGGCTAAATCTAAAAGATTTAAGCGCCGGGCGAACCAAACATTCCCAACGGATCAGACCAGCCAAACGAATAACGCTCGCGTGACTTGTAACGCACGTTGCCTGTATCAAAGTCACCGTCCATTGAATTAGACAGTGGTGTACGGACAAAGTGTTTCAGACCGTTAGGCACATCAGTGGTCAAGAACCAAGCATTGATATCGGTCAGATAGTTATTAATGGTGTAACCATCTGGAATCGAACCATTGTTCTCAATTGCATTGATGTCGTTGTCAGTTGTGCCAGTACGCAGTTTAGTGTCAAGCAAACGAGTTGCAACAAACTGAAGCGCAGGAGGAACAACCAACTTCTTAGGTTTAGCAGCAATTAACAAACCACGCTCATCAGTCCATGCAGCAATTTGAATAACGGCGTTTTCCAACGAAGTTTCATTCAAATCCGCAGCGACTGCTGGGGTGTTGCTGTTAACGCCACCTGAAACCAACGGATGTGCTGTGCTAAACAAGACAACGCCATCGCCACCAACATAACCAGCGGTAAAGCCGTTGTTGAGGGTAGCAGCAGCTTTAACTTGCTTGGTGTACGCCATTGCGCGAGCAAGCGATTTTGTATAACGAGCCGACAGTGAGTCGTACAAGTTATCTTCAATTGCTTCTTCTGTTAGGGAAAACCCTAATGCAATAGTTTCGTGGTTGTAACGTGCAGTCCAAGCTTCCTGAGCATTGTCATACGCCAGTGCAGAACCTTCGTTCTTGACAGGGGCGGCTGAGAAGCCAGACAGTTTGGTCTCTTCCTCAAACGAACGCTCTGAAGATTCAGTTTCGTAAATCTCTTTGTGTTGTTCGCCGTAGGTTTTATACTCCATGCCAAACAAGGCATTCAAACCGGGAAGCAGCTCTTTAAGTAGTTGTGCGCGTGAAATAGCCATGATTTAGCTCCTTATACGCCGGTTGCGTTGTTGTACTGATGCATTCCGAAGTTAATCTTAACGATCACTTCTGGAAAATTATCAGCAGCGGTTGCAGTGTCTCGTACCACATCAATAATGCGAATAGGCAGAGTGTTGGTTGTGGCAGTCGAATCCAAAAGAGCCACTTTCGAGTCACCAGTGGTGGTCGAGCCAGCGTTTTGAACTAACGTTGCGTTGTTACCAATAGCCGAGATGCCGACCCCAGTAATAACGGTTGTGCCAGAAACAACGGCAACTTGGAACAACGTATCTGGATCATCTGCAACGACTGCAAAAATTTTCGTACCAGACTTGATGCTTGTACTGGCAGGATAAAATTGCTGTTGCTGGATTTGACCAGTTGAACCGTTGGTAAAACTTACGCCAAGGAACACACCACAAGGAGTAGCCGTAGCCGTACCGGTGTCCTTTTCGATTGTGCCATCGGAAATGCGTTTAACGAGGTCGCCGTAAAAAATGTTAGCAGCATAGCCACTAGCAATTTCCATCATGCGAGTCGAGCCAGCAAAAACCTGACCACCGATCAAATTGACCGGCTTTAGCCCGTAAGGGGCGCTTACAGTAGGATAAGCCATTTAAGACTCCATAGTTAAATTTAAGAACCTTTACCAAAACGGCTCACCTCAGTCTTGCTCTCTTTAAAGAGTGGCATCCTTGGGTCGCTTTGGCGCATTAAATTATTATCTACAGCCTCAGTTTGAGCGCGTGTCTGGTCTTGGTAATATTTGTTACGCTGACCGACAAACTCAGTTGGAGTTTTGCAAAGTAATAATCCGCCAATCTCAATGTTGTCTTTAAATCGACTATTGGGATCGACTAGCAGTTGAAACTTTGGTTGCTCGTCTAGCTTACATGGTTCCCAACCTTCCCTGATTTTGGCAGAGTAATTGCGGGCATCCATTACATTTAACGTTGCAACACGAATCCATCGGTAAGCAAAACCTTCCTGTTTATCTGGTTCAGGTAACAATTCAGGTTGAGTCCACTGCTTAGGACGCTCTTGAACTGCACGGGTTTCTAACTCACGGGGTGTTTTATTTTCAGCCATTTCAATTCTCCAGTTTTAAAACTTCACGCACATATTGTTCCGGTGTAATACCAAGTTTTTTGATGGTATTCATTTGCGATGCCTTTAATCTAATCTTTTTTGAAGATGTAGTTCGGCTTGCCGGTGCAACAACAGTCGTTGATTTTGGTCTAACTTCTGGTTCATCAAAGTTTTCTGAAAATCGTTTCCGCATTGTTTTGTCCAATGTGGAATAATATTCATCAGAGCCAACAACGACACCATTTCGTTTAAGTTTTTCGTGTAAACCTAAAGCTGCTGCTGTCATTTCTTCATCTTGACCAAACCAGCTATTGCGCTCTTGCCACGCCATTGCTCTTGGATCAGGACGATTGACCTGTTGTTGAGGTTGTACTTCTGTTTCACGCTCTTGTAAAGGGGGTACTTTAAAATTATTTACCCTTTCCATCTGCATTGTTGTTTTTGTGATTAACTCTTGCGCTTCCAACAAAGCATCAGTGTCGCCAGAATCATAAGCCTCTTTATAGGCGCGACGGGCATTATCTAGCTGCATTTCTGTTGAATTCTTAACGGCATCAACATATTCTTGTTGACCGTTATTAATCATGGACTTCATGCGTTTGTTTTCAGCCAAAAGACGCTGAGTCGCGTTTAAAGCCTCTTCTCGCTCACGCAAAGCCGCTTCTTTTTCACGCCTTTCGTCGTGATAGACCTTCTTTGCCTGTTTAAACTTCTCACGAACCTCGCTGGAATAGTTTTCAAGCTCTTCTTTTTCAAGATTATCTACGATTTCCTTGGGCATTGGTTGACGATTACGGTCTTCTTCAGGCGTATCGTCTTCAATTTCAATATTTACATCTTCATTTTCAATTTCAATAGAGAAATTATCATTCTCATCTGGAAATTTAAATTCACTTTTTTCAAATTCAGCCATGATGTGGCTCCTTTTATTTACGCTTGATGCCGCGAGGGTCTAATACTGTTGCTTCCACTGAATCTTCATTAATTAAACGAAATTCTTTGCCATGAATAATTAATCTAGAGCCAGCATTTGGACGAATTAAAATAAAATCGCCTTTTTTGCACCAAGGACCGTTTGGATACCGTGTTTTGTCGGTATAACAATCGGGTCCTAATGAAACAACAAACAAAACTGTTGTTAAAACCTCTTCAATTCTGATGGTTTCATCAGCTTTGACCAAGCCGCTTTCATACTCTTTGTCCGTTTCTGGAATTGCACAAAGAATATGCCATCCTGATGGGGTTGGCAGTTGACTTGCTTTTTCTTCTCTACTGAATATACCGACTACTTGTGGATTATTGGGGTTTGAACCAATAAGAATCTCACTCATCTGAATGCTCCAAGCGTTGTTTAAGGTCTAAGGTATAGCCCCTTGCAATGAGAAGACCTTTAATCTCACCGCAAAGTCGTTTGTACTCTTCAAATGTTTCGGACTTTCCTTCTCCGATATATTCTCTGAGTTGTTGTGCTTTTTCATCTAGCTGTTGAACTAAAAGATCAAGTGCGTCCATTATTTACCTTTGCGTATGCCTGACATATTTGAAGCCATGCGTTCTGTTAAATCATTTTGTCTAGCTTGAGCGTCAGAGCCTAAACGAATTGCTTCTAAAGTTTGTTTAGCCTCAGAGTTTTTACGATCTTGTTCTGCTTTAAGACCAATTCTTACGCCTTCTGCTTGTGCTTGATTATCTACGCGCTCTTTGTCGATCTGAAGCTGCGCTTGTTTTAACTGGGCATCCATTTGATCTTTCTGAGCTTTGCGTTGTAAATCTTGCTGCTTAATTTGAAGTTCTGCTTGCTGCATTTGCACCATTGGGTCTTGTGCCTGCTGTTGAGCTTGTTGTTGCTGCGCCTGCGCTTGATTCATCTGCAATAGACGCTGTGCTGCCATAGCCAACATAGGAGCCAAACGAGCTTCCACTTCTGGGTCCATGTTGATATCTTCGCCAGAAGCATCTGTCTGAGGCGGCAGGTTCATGCCTAATTGCTTTTCAATTTCAACCCTGTATCCAAACCCTAAGTGTTCATTAATATGCGCTTGCATAGCTGCCTGCAAAGCTTGTGCTTGTGGTGATTGACCTAAGACTTGAACAACTTTTGGGTCTTGCATTGAAGTTGTGTGGACAATAATATGTGCTTCATGGTTTTGATAAGCAAAAGCTTTAACGGGCTTGCCCATTAAAATGTTTTGATTCTCTGTCACGGGGTCTTGAGGCTTTTGATCCTCAGACATAGGCACAAGTTTATGCGCTTCTTTAATTCCAAGAACTTCAAGCATTTGACGATGCAGAAGCGGCATGTTGTAGAACTGAGGACTTGTTTGCGCTAGCTGTAAAACAGCTTGATACTGCACAATCTTCTGCGCCATTGTTGAAGCATTTGGATCAGAGACTGGAATAACATCAATATTTTTATAATCAGATTTCTTAGCTTTACGACTACCTTCTTCAGGTTCGTAGTCATAATCACTAGGAGCATTTTCAGCAATAATGTTTTTAAGAAGCTTTAACTCTTGTTTTAAAGAAAAATGAATCCTAGCTTGGACTGCACTCATTACCTTTAGGGTGCGTTCAAGGATTGCTAAAGTTGTTCCAACAGGGGCTTGACTTGACATGTCTGATGTTTGAAGATCAGCGGTGTTAGCAAAGCGACGACCGTCTTCTACAATCTGCCCAAGAAGAGCCATTAACACTTGGCTTGGCTCTTTGTATGGCAGAGGCATGATGTTGTCTTTCA